GTACAGTAGAGAAAACTAAGAACGTACAGAGAGAACGATAATGGGTGGAGGAAGCTGGACTAGAAACAAACGAATTAACGATGCAGTTGCTACTAGAGCAGCTTTGCGTCCTTCTCCGTCTGCTGTGCAAGGTAAAAACATAAGCCAAGTAACTGAACCTCCTAAATATACTGGAACTCCGTATCAAGGCATAGTGGCTCCTACTTATTCATCAGGTAGGACTTACGATTCTCCTGACCAAGCATTAGCTGGCTTAGGTTCTTTCCTTAACAACATAGACAAAAGTGTTAAACAAACTGCCTCTAAAATAAACTACAATCAGTTTGATCCAGGTGACTTTGCTAGAGCAGGTTATAGCGGCCCTTCTAGTGTAAGCAACAGAGCAGCGACAGAAGCAACTGCTGAGTACATTACTAAGAATAAAATACCTCCTTCTATAGAAAAAGACGGCCAGACTCTGTATTTAACTACAGGGTTAAGCGAAGATGTTTTAGCTAGAACTTTAGGCGATGACTATAAAGCATCTGGCTCTTACGAGGTTTACGGCCCAGTAGGTACTTACTCAACAGTCTATCAAAAACCACAAAGTGTTTTATCAAGCATTAACCCTGTTGTTAGAGCAGCCCTTGGTGTAGCTACTGGCGGTCTTTCTGAAGGTTTTATAACAGGCGCTAAAGCAATAAGCGGAGAGACTCTTCACGGTGGAGATTATCTTTCTTTAGCTGTTCCTGCCCTACAGAAATCAGGCATGCTAGTTCCTCCAGAAGCAGGAGCCACAGGCGCAGCAGCGGCTGGTAAAGGCATAGCAGGTCTAGGATATGCTGACTCTGTTGGTCTATTAAGCGCAGCAGCTACGGGCGATCCTACAAGTTTTATTGTAGGTAAGTTTGGTAACGAAGCCCTTGACAAAGCATTTGAGGACATTCCTGTAGACTCAGACTTGTTAGGTAGATTCCAAGCTGATGATGTTAAAGCAGGTATGGTCAAAGTAGTTGATAAACTAGCTGGCGGTGCAGACTTTGACGAGGCTCTTGTTGCTGGCTTAGGTAAGTATGTTAGAGAAGGCGGTGGTTTAAACTTAGACGGTATGGACGTTGACTTAGGTGTTGTTGAAGATATTGCTAGAGCCGCTGTACGTCCTATAGGAGAGATAGGCACAGCCGCAGCTAAGTTTGTTGAAGGCATAGACACTAGCGCCTTAGACCCTATTGAAGATGCTATTAGACAAGCAGGTAGAACAACTGAAGATGTTGTTAGAGCAGGCGGCAGAGCCGTAGATCAAGCTGTTATACAGCCTACTAGAGAAGTAGCTAAAGCTTTTGATGATGCTGTTATACAACCTGTCGGAGATGCTGCTTCTGCTTTAGACACTGCTGTTAGACAAGCACTGCCTAGCACTAGACTAAACGTACCTAACTTCAAACCCAGTTTAGGGCAGTTTGGTCTACAGTTTACACGAGTATCAGACACAGGCGAACCAGCAACACAACCTTCTTCTACACGCACAACAGATTCTTTGTTTGGTGACGAGTTGTTTAAGTTTAAGACACCAATAGAAGACACACAAGAGCGCCTAGACTACATTGATTTAAACGCAAGTCCCTTTGACGGAGAATACAGCAGCGACCCACTAGAGTTAGAACTGTTTGAGCCTAAGAGTGAGCTTGAACAATTTTACGAAAACAAACAAGGAAATATCTTCTAATGACTTACTTACAACTTGTTAATAGCGTATTACGCAGACTGCGGGAGGACGAAGTAACTACTGTTGGTCAGACTTCTTACTCTAAACTTATTGGTGAGTTTGTCAATGATGCTAAACGTACCGTAGAAGACTCCTACGATTGGACTGCTCTCCGTACTACACTAACTGTATCAACTACAACAGACACGTTTAACTATGTGCTGACGGGTTCACAGAACAGGATGAAGCTGCTAGATGTTATTAATGACACCTCAGACTTCTTTATGCAGTACCGTCCTTCACGTTGGATGGACAATGCTTTCTTGATTGAGACACCACCTATTGGTTCTCCACAGTTTTACAGCTTCAACGGTGTAGACGCTAACGGTGACAATGCTGTTGATGTCTACCCTAAGCCTAGCGGAGTGTTTCAGTTACGCTTTAACGTGGTACTGCGTACTTCAGACTTTACAGAAGATGCAGAAACTCTGGCAGTTCCTCCTTCTCCTGTCATACAACTAGCTACTGCGTTAGGTGCTAGAGAGCGTGGAGAGACTGGAGGCACTAGCGCAGCAGAGTTATTTGCACTGGCTGATAATACCTTGGCAGATGCTATTGCTATTGACGCTGCTCAACATCCTGAAGAAACTATCTGGTATTCGTAAATGGCACAACAACTACAGAACATTACAGTAGCTGCTCCAGGCTTTTTTGGTCTTAACACACAGGACTCTCCAGTAGGTGGTAATCCATCGTTTGCGTCTATTGCAGACAACTGTGTTATTGACCAGCTAGGCCGTATTGGTGCGCGTCAGGGCTGGGAAGCTGTCTCTACTAATGGCTCTTCTGTGCTAGGCAGTAGCCGTGGTATTGAGACCATGTACGAGTTTATTGACACCTCTGGCGATAAGGTTGTACTGTCAGCGGGTAACGCTAAAGTATTTAAAGGCACTTCAACCTTAACAGACATTACTCCTAGTAGTTACACACCTACCGCTAACAACTGGAAAGTAGTAACACTAAACAATCATGTATACATGTTCCAGAGAGACCATGAGCCACTGATAGGCACAGACGAGTCAGGCTCTTTTGTACTAGAAACTATGTCAGCACATAGTCACAGCACAGGCACTGCCCCACAGGGCAACGAAGTCTTAGCAGCCTACGGTAAGTTATTTGTAGCTGATGTTACAGGCGATAAGCACACTGTCTACTGGTCTGACACGCTTAACGGCCATGCTTGGACAGGTGGTGCTTCAGGCTCGTTAGACGTTACTCTGGTGTGGCCTACAGGCTTTGACGAGATAACGGCTTTAGCGGCTCACAATGGCTTCCTAATCATCTTTGGTAAGAAGTCTATACTTGTGTACTCTGGTGCATCCTCTCCTGCCTCTATGACGCTTACAGACACCATAGAAGGCGTTGGCTGTATAGCCCGTGACTCAGTACAGCACACAGGCACTGACATTATATTCTTGTCAGACGCTGGTGTACGCAGCTTTGGCAGGACTATACAAGAGAAGTCTATGCCTATGCGCGACATCAGCAAGAATGTACGCACTGACTTAATGGGCTTGGTAGTTTTACAGACTAACGCTATCAAGTCTGTGTATAGTTCTGACAATGCTTTCTACTTGTTGACGCTACCAGACAGCAACACTGTGTACTGCTTTGATATGCGAACACCTTTAGAAGACGGCTCTCACCGCGCTACTACTTGGTCTAGTATGTATCCTCTGTCGTTTGCTGTGTTAGAAGATGGTGAGATATACATTGGTATCTCTAGCGGCATAGCAGAGTACAAAGGTTTTATGGACGGTGCTGTTAAGTACGAGTTGAGATACTTTAGCAATGCTATGGACTTTGGCAACACTTCTAATCTGAAGTTCTTGAAGAAGTTTAACTTAACTATCATTGGTGGACAGAACACACCTACTACATTGAACTGGGGCTATGACTATACACAAAGCTACACTAAACAAGCGTTTACATTCGGCTCTAGCAACATTGGTGAGTATGGTGTTTCTGAGTATAACACTACAGCAGAGTACACCTCCTCTATTCTAATCAACACGCCAAAGGTTAACACCAGCGGTAGTGGTGAGGTAGTAACTATTGGTATCGAAGCAGAAGTAAACGGTGCTGCATTTTCTATTCAAAAAATTGACATACACGCTCTATTAGGGAGACTTATCTAATGTCTGATTACACAAAGACAACTAACTTTGCTACAAAGGATTCTCTTCCTTCTGGTAATGCTGCTAAGATTGTGAGAGGCACAGAGATTGACACTGAATACAACAACATTGCGACAGCAGTGGCTACTAAGTCCAACTCTGCTAGTCCTACTTTTACTGGTACTGTTACAGCCGCTACCGTAAACGTCACAGGCACACTGACGGCTGATACAATTACTGGAGGATCGTACTAATGGTTATGTTAAAGGATCAGATGTTTCGTCAGCCTACGATGTTTGCTGGTGGCACTGCTAACCGTCTTAACGACCCACGCGCTGCTATAGCTGCTGCACAGCCCTACGGAGCCACAGGCTTTGACACTACACTGCCTACACAGGCTCCTGTAGCTGCTCCTACCACTGTAGGACTTACTGGCATACCTTCTGCACCTAGCTCAGTAGGCGCTGGTGAGGTTGCTTTAGGTGGCGTTCTAGGTGGTCTATTGGGAGGCGGTATAGACTTACAGAATGTTCTAGGCACTGCTGGACAGGCTTATCTAGGCCAAGAAGCTATCTCTGCTCCTTACGAGGTAGGTCGTGCTGGTTTAGAGATGGCAGAGCAGGTAGGACAGCGTGGCGCAGAAACAGCAGCATTTAGACCCTACACTGTCACTAGTAACCTGGCGCGTGTTGGCACAGACCCCTCTGGTGGCTTTACTACACAACTAAGCCCAGAGCAACAGGCTTTACAGAATCAAATCATGGGACAAGCTGGTGGGTTCTTCAGTCAACTACAGGCTGACCCTGCTGCTGTACAGGCTGGCATCTACGAAGACATTAGAGCCACACAACGTCCTGAAGAGGAACGTCAGCGTCTAGCGTTAGAAGAGCGTATGCTGTCACAAGGTCGATTAGGACTGTCCTCTGATGCCTATGGCGGTGCATCACCTGAGCTACTGGCTATGGAGACTGCACGACAGGAGGCTATGGCACGGGCTAACGTAGGTGCTAGACAGCAGGCATTGGCAGAGCAAGC